CAAGAGCACAGTTTGTAAATCTTGTTGAACCATTCTTGCGTGATGTCCAAGGTCGCCGTGGTATCTATGACTTCCGTGTTGTTTGTGACGAAACTAATAACACAGGTGAAGTTATTGACCGCAACGAATTTATTGGAGACATCTACATTAAACCTGCTCGTTCAATTAACTTTATTCAACTTAACTTTGTTGCAGTTCGCACAGGCGTAAGCTTTGATGAAGTAGTTGGTAAATTTGGTTAATAAATAGAGAAAACAGGAGAATAATAAATGGCCTTTTCAGTAAACGAATTTAGATCACAAATGGCAGGGGACGGTGCCCGTCCTAATCTATTTGAAGTATCTATGCCTTTCCCTGGATTCTCAGCTCCAGGAAATGCACAAACAAAACTTACCTTTATGTGTAAGACAGCTCAGTTACCTGGTTCTACAGTAGGTGTTGTACCAGTTCAATATTTTGGTCGTGAACTAAAATTTGCTGGTAACAGAACATTTGCAGATTGGACAATTACAATTATTAATGATGAAGATTTCTCAGTTCGTAACGCCTTCGAAAGATGGATGAACGGATTGAATTCTCATACACTAAATATTCGTAACCCAGCTGCACTTGCACCACTAGGTTATACAGTAGACGGAGAAGTTTTCCAATACGGTAAGAACGGTAACATTCTTAAGAAGTATAAGTTTGTAGGACTATTCCCAACAGATGTGACTCCAATCGATGTTGATTGGGGTTCAAATGATGCAATTGAGGAGTTTTCAGTCACTCTCGCCTATCAATGGTGGGAAGCCGTAGAAACTGGTGTTGTTTAATAAGAAGGACTTCGGTCCTTCTTTCTCTTTAGGATGATATTCATATGGCAGGTCCAATAAAACTTTTTGGCTTTACAATAGGTAAAAGAGATGTTGTTCAGAAGCAATTGCCTGAACAACCCTCTTTTGCTTTGCCTACAGAAGCACTAGATGATGGTGCTGTCACTATTACGCAAAACGCTTACTATGGTACATATGTTGACCTAGAAGGCGCAGTTCGTAACGAATTAGAACTCATTACAAGATACAGAGAGATGTCTAACCATCCTGAATTGGATGCAGCCATTGATGATATTGTAAATGAGGCAATCTCTCATGATATTTCTGGTAGAACAGTAGACATTGTTCTCGATAAATTAAAACAACCAGAAAATGTTAAGAAGAAAATTTCTGAAGAGTTTGAAAATGTTTTGAAGATGTTAAACTTTTCAAATCTTGCTGATGATCTTTTTAAGAGATGGTATATTGACGGTAGAATTTATTACCATGTTGTTGTTGATGAATCGAAACCAAATTTAGGTATACAAGAATTAAGATATATTGATCCACGAAAAATAAGAAAAGTTCGTGAGATACAAAAAGAAAGAGATCCAAAAACTGGAGCTCAAATCATCAAATCGATTGCCGAGTATTATGTTTATAATGATCGTGGGCAAACAACTCAAACATATACAGCACAAGTAAATCAAGGTGTTCGTATTGCAACAGATTCAATTATTAATGTAAATTCTGGTTTAATGGATGCAAAAAATACTTTTGTCATTTCTTATTTGCACAAGGCTATTAAACCACTCAATCAGTTAAGAATGATTGAAGATGCAGTTGTAATCTATAGACTATCAAGAGCACCAGAGAGAAGAATATTTTATATCGATGTTGGTAATTTACCAAAAGGTAAAGCAGAACAATACCTTCGTGATATTATGATCAAGTATCGTAACAAGATGGTTTATGATGCATCAACTGGTGAACTCAGAGATGATCGTAAGCACATGTCAATGCTTGAAGATTTTTGGTTACCAAGAAGAGAAGGTGGTAAAGGTACAGAGATTACAACACTACCAGCTGGTCAAAATCTTGGTGAGTTAGAAGATGTAAAATACTTTCAGAAAAAACTTTTACAGTCATTGAATGTACCTGTTTCTCGTTTAGAACCACAACAAGGTGGTATGATTGGTCTTGGTAGAACAACAGAAGTAACAAGAGATGAAGTTAAGTTTAATAAATTCATCGTTCGTCTTCGTAATAAGTTTTCACAAATCTTTGACAATGCATTAGGTATTCAATTAGCTCTCAAAGGTATTTGTACTAAAGAAGAGTGGGAACAATTTAAAGATGATATCTATTACACTTATGCGAAAGAAAATAACTTTACAGAACTTCGTGATGCAGAATTGTTGCGTGAAAGAGTAAACATGTTATCTACTGTAGATCCATTTATGGGTCGTTATTTCTCTTCTGAATGGGTAAGAAAGAAAATTCTTCAAATGTCGGATGAAGAAATAAAAGCAATGGACAAACAGATTAAAAAAGAACAAGATGCTGGAGTTGGTGGTCCAATAATGCAACAACAAGAACAAGCGCCTGCATCACCTGATGAATACCCACCTGTTGACAATACGGTAGATGATAAACAAGACGAGTCATCTACACCTGAATTAGATGCAGAAGTACAACGATATTCATCTATACTAAATAGAAAATAAAAGGAGTCTTAAATGGACATTAAAGATTTTTTAAATCACACTGCTGCTGGTAATGCAGTTAAAGCACAAGAGATTTTAAATGATATTCTCTCTAATAAAGCATTTGAGGCTTTAGACGAAAAGAAATCACAAATTGCAAAAACACTTTATGCAACAGAAGATGAAGTAGAAGTACAAGATACTGCTGATACTCCTGTTGAAGATGAAGAAACTGTTACTCAAGAAGAAGTAGAACAGATTGATGAGTTATCTAAAGAAACTTTAGGTAGATATGTTCAAAAGCGTGTTAAACAAATTCCTAACATTGAAGTTAATTATCAAATGACACCTGACGAAGATGGTCCAATGGGTGCCAAAAGAATTAGAAAATTCCAGAAGAAAGTTAATAAAGGTGTAACTGGAGCATTAAACAGATTATCTGGTACTGATGTAACCAAAAAAGCTAAAAAGTAATATGAAATCGTTACTAGAATTTAAACAACCAATTATAGAAGAAGAATCAGACTACGCAAAGTTTGATATGCTTGTTCGTGCTGGGCTTGCAAACAAAGCACAGTTACAAAGAATTCACAAAATTCTTGACAAGATGAAAGATGAAAGACCTGTATTCAACAATGCAGATAGAATGATTCTTCAAAATCTTTTTAATAAGATGGTAGATTTACTTTCCAATAACAAACAAATTTTTCAACAAACTCGCCGTGCTGTTCGTGAAGAATTAGAAGAAGGTGTTCAAGATACTGCCGATTACAAGATTGAACTTACACCCGAAGGCGGTAAAAGAAAAGTTAGAGCTCATAGAATAGTTTCTGTCAAAGATGCTCCAGATGTTGAAGACATAAATGGTTATCTTAAAAAAGAAGAAGTCATTGATACAGATCAGATTAATGAAGAAACACCTGATCTACCAAAAGATCCACCATTTGTTTTAGTTCTTCGCCGTAAAGCAATTCGTTTGTATCCTGATAAAACAAAAATTGCACTTTATCATGCACCAAAAATTGATAGATACTTTTCTGTACCTTATGGTCCAAAAATAGATTCTCCAGTACAAGCAGAAGAAGTAGTACAAGAAGGTGTAATGGATCAACTACATAATATAGTTGCAGCTAAACAAAAACAAAGAGTTAAATTTGGAAATGGTCAAACACAATCAGTTGATCACTATACTGCATCGGCAATTACACAAGTTCATAAAGCATTGAACGATGACAACAAAAAGAAGTTTGCAGATATGGTACACAAATCACCTGCACATTTGGCCAAGGCCGCAGATTTTGCATTTAGTAAAGTAAAAAAGTAATATGAGTTTCATACAAAAAATTGCCGAAAACAAATTACTTGAAGCAAAAGATGAATTATTTGGCAGGTTAAATAGTATTGTTGCAAAGAGATTAGAAGAAGCAAAAAGATATGTTGCTGCTGATAACTTTGAATTAGTAGAAGAAGTTTTAGATGAAGTAGTTAGAAGAAACCCAAACATCATTCGTATGGGTCGTATTCAAAAGATTCGTCGTAGAATTAGAAGAAATAAAAAAGGTAGAATAGTAATACAGAAAAATGTCAGACGATCTGGCATTAAAGGTTATAGAATTTCAGGTAGTACAGTAAAAAGAATACCTGCAATTGTAAGATTAAGAAAAGCAAGACTCTTAAAAAGGTCTTGGAAAACAACTAGAAGAGCTAAACTTCGCCGAACATTGTTCAAGAGAAAGATGTCAATGCGTAGGCGTGCATCAATGGGATTAAGATAAATGGCATACGAAATTACAAATGCATTAAGATCATCGTCAATCATTCGTGTGGTTGATGGTGCTGCAACTGTACCTGTTGCAAACTTGGCAGTAAATGCCAATGA